TCACTATCTTTTTCATATTCCTTAATAGGATTTTCTTCTTCGTAGATTAAATCTTCTAATAACTCTTTGATGACATCCCAATCTTTGTCATCTAAAGCTTCACTTAATATTTGTATAATCTTTGTTATGTCCATATAAGTATCTCCATGATTAGAGATAAGTATCAAGAAATTTAATTATGCTTGATATTTTTTTCTAACTTGTTCTACCCATTGATTCCAAGTTAAATCACCAAATGGTGATGGTTCTGTACCATCTTCATTCTTTCTTGGTGCAAGTGATTTATAATTAATTTTACTTGACCTTATCAATACTAAAAATGTCCATAAACCAAATGCCTGTAATAAACTTATTTCAGGTAAACCAAAGATTGGCGGTATTAACCAATTCCACATTAACCAAAATGGTAAACTAACTAATCCACAAAATAAAGATATACCACCAAATACTATAAATGTTGCAAAAATCCACGCAGATAGTGTAATTAAAAATCTACTCACCTGGAACTCTTTCGTTTAATAATTCTCTTGATGTACTACCACCAAAATATTTTTTCAACACATTCAACTTATCTTCGTATCCTGCCACAATATCTAATTCTTTTTCAATCGTTTCAATAATATCAGGATGTTCTGCAAGTGCTACATGATTATCTAATAAGTTTTCTATATTAGCAATATGTTTATCTATATGTCCTTGTAAAAAACTCTCAGTAGATTTTATTAATTTATCTCTCATTTTAATTTCCTAATTTAGTAAGTGTGGTTTTGCTTCAACTTGTCCTGCGTTTGTAACCTCTACAAACTCTACCAAAGACCTATATTCTTCAAGGTTAGATGCCCCTACATAAGAACAAGAACTATTAATTCCATCTTTAATGTCGTGTAAAATTCTTTGAACCTTACCTTTGTATGGAATCACTTTATGATTACCTTCGACATTCTTATCATTACCTTTTGAATCTCTTGAAGCAGAACCTCTGTATTTTTTAAATAATTTTTCGTTTGGCCATTCACCTTGTTTTTCTATTGAACCTGGACTTTCTTTCGTCCCCGAAAGTAACGAACCGACCATAACCGAATCGGCTCCACTACCAAGTCCTTTGCAGACATCACCAACATTACGAATCCCACCATCAGCAATAACAGGAACATCGTACCTATCAGCAACGGAACAGACATCAAGAAGAGCAGTAACCTGAGGAAGTCCAACCCCAGTTCTGATTCTTGTTTCGCATAATGAGCCGTTACCGATTCCCACTCTAATGGCGTCAGCACCTTTTTCACAGAGAAACTCTGCTCCATCTCCTGTCGCAACATTTCCCGCGATGACCTCGATATTTGATATTTTACTTTTGATTTCTTCAATAGCATCTCCTACTAACTTATGATGGCCATGAGCTACATCTATAAGTATCACATTACATCCGTTAAATACCAATTCTTTCGCTCGTTCTAAGTAATCACCTTTAACACCAACTGCTGCACATAAGGGTAAGTTTCTCCACATCCTATCGGTTTCTGCCATATCATCCGTGAACATTCCATAGTCTTTAAAATCTTCCCAATCTGATTTGGTTATTTTACTTTTATTATGTAGTTTCTCATACCACTCATCATAATCATTATCGGCACTTCTTTCTTTACCATCACCTATGTTGAAAAAACTATCCCATTTATAATGTAATGATTTCATCATACGAGATTGTTCTTCAATACTATTAAATCTATGTATAACACCGACACCACCCAAGTCCATCATTTCTGCAGCCATCTTTTCTTCAGTTACGGTGTCCATAGGTGAGGCTACAATTGGGATGTGTAGTTTTTTATTCTTGGTAAATCGTGTAGTAAGGTTTACATCATCACGAGAATTTAGTTCCGAATATTTTGGAACTATGTTTACATCATCATATGTTAAATATTTTTTCATTCTTCCTCGAATAATTCTAATTGATTTGGATTAGGTTTATATGGATTAAACCAATTACCATACTCATCTATCCAAGTGCTCCAACAACCTTGATTTTTATTTCTACTATCTCGTTCATCATACATTAGATTTAATTGTATTGCATGTAACATATCATAATCTAATCTATCAGAACATTCTAAAGTTATTGGTAGTTTACTATGTCTTATTTTTTTCATACTTACTATAATCCCTATGATTAATATCTAACTCAATCAAACAATCAAAACATATCGTGTAGAGTGTTTGAGGATATTGAGTTACTGCAAGGTGTTGAACTTTCTTTTTACACCTTGTACATTTATACATTATTTTATCTGTAATCTTTGAACCCATTCTGGTACATTCTTTTCCATATAATGATTGATAACAAACGCTTCACATATATGAGAGAAGAACCAAACGAATGAAAGTATCGGAACATAGATTCTGTAATCTAATCCAACAACTTCTATACCTAACCAAGTTAGAAATAACATACCTATTGTCTTAGTTATAAAACTTATACCAGTAAATCCTAAACTAATTAAATTACCTCGTGCCATTACAACATAAATTCCCATAACCAAATGCATTAAATTTAAAAATGATGGTGCTATAACACCCATTAAAAAATATTCTGCTATCATTTTTTAAACCTCTCCTCTACTTTATCACAAACCCAATCTATAACATCAGTACTAAGTACTAATAACGCCATTGCTACTAAATAAAACCAACCCTCGGTCATTTCTTTTTCTCCTTAGTTTTCTTTTTCTTTTTACCAAAAATCTTTTCCCAATTTTCGGCATACTTGTTAATATTTGATACCCTACTCTTATCACCTTTACCAGCGTTAGAGTATTTAGGACTTTTCTGTTTGGTCTTTTTAGACACCTAACTTTGACCTACCTTCAGCCATACATTCTCTATTACAATAGTTTTTGGCTATTATTTTCATATCACCTTTCAAATCAACCCTTTTGGTTTTAGGGCCACTCTTTGAATATGCTGGAATTGGTTCACCATATGGTATTGATGGAACTAAATGATAGACAACTGGATTGGTTGCCATCTTTCCACAATTATGACATTTTCTTCTGATTGGTTTTGTTTGTTTCTTTTTCATTTTTAGTTTTCTCATTTTACCTCATTTGTTAATACAACATTTTTTATATTTCTTACCACTACCACAAGGACAGGGTTCATTACGACCAACTGACTTTTTATGTATTACTGGTTCTGGTTTATTTTCTCTATCGTGAATGGTTATTCCATTCAAGTGGTCTATCTCGTGTTGAACACAAATTGCTTCTAATAATCTTCGTTCTTGGTCTTGTTTATCTGATTGTTCTTTTTCCCAACTACCCTTAGTATCTTTTGGATTTTCTGCTCCACTAAAATACCAACCACTTTCGGATTGCTCGGTTTTAATAATTATATTTCTATATCGTTTGGTTTTAATTCCCTGATTAGGATAACTTAAACATCCCTCATAATAATCTATTTCATCCCATTGTTCTTGTATCTTTGGATTGATGAGTACCAAAGGTTCACGAACATTGACAACGGCCACTTGTGCATCAATTCCCACTTGATTAGCTGCCAACCCAATGCCGTCCCCTCTTTTGTTAAGTATCTGAAATAGTTCTTCTGCAATAACCAGTCCTTCTTCAACTGACACCTCTTTTAGTTTTGTTTTTATTATTGGATTATCGTGTTTGTTACAATCAATAACCTTATGCATAATGCCCCATATCTACTGAATCAATATAATCTGGTTCTATTGTTGGTGGTGGAACTGATTTAGTACAACCTAATAATTGTAAATAGAGTATGACCAACACTCCAAATAGGATTACTCCTAATACTCTACAGGCTGCTCTTTCAAACTCATTCATTAGTCTAATTCCAACCCATCAATATTTCGTAATACAACTTTACCATCATCTTGTGTTTCCCATTCCACAACGGTCCCGTCATCCCAAGCTAACTCATCTACAATTTCTTCTGGTATTTCAATATGTAGTTCTTCTGTTTTGATAAAAGAACCATCACCTTGTAGTTTTTTTTCTATTGTTATTTTCATTATTTTTTCCTTAATATATCTTTAATATAAATTTGACTATAAAATTTATATAACTCATTACACATTTTCATTTCATTTGGTTTTAGATAAATTCCATCTGATAATAATCTATCTAACTTCGTAACAAACTTAAAATCATTTTGCCAATCAACACCATTTCTTTGTGGTATTTCATAATCACCATTTCTCTCGGTTCGGAATTTATTATCTTCTGCCCAATGAATCATGGTATGAGATAGATGTTTTATTTTTTTATGTATATCTGTCATTAAATAGATATAATGTAACTTGGATTCATCAAAATTTTTGATGTCACCCAACCACTTGTTCTTAGTCCTCATCCTTTACCCAAACGCCTCTAAGATATTCTTTTAACAAACCATTTTCTGCTTTTCTACGAGTATGAAAATCTTCGAATGATTCGTTTTCTAATCTCTTAGGTCCTTTAAGACCACGAGATATTTCATATCGTTCTTCTAAGTATCGTTCTTGTGTAAGATACTTTTGTCTTGGTTTACCTTCACCTGGTTTGGTAATAGGTTTCATAGGTTTTGTACTCATTATAACTCCTTAATTAATGTGGAAAGTTGTTAAACCAATCATCACCATTTCTTTTGGCTACATGATAGGCTATATAAAGTAATAAACTAACAACAAAAAACTCAAACATCTTTAACCTCTTTAAGTGAACCTAAATTAGAGTGTCCCATATGTTTAAGATACTCAATAGCATCTTCTTTATTTTCTGCGAGAAATGTATAACCTTGATCTGTTGTCCATTTCTTATAGTGATCCCATTGACCAACTTTCTTTTTATCTTTCTTAGACATTTATTTTATCCTTTATGTAACTTATTATATCACTAATGTATATAACAATTAGTGAAAAAAATCCTAAACCACTAACTAAAACACTTGGATGTGATTCTCCACACAATCCTAAAAAGTGTTTGAAAAAATGTATAAATGATTCAAACATTATTTACCAAACTTATGATTTAAAAAATCTTTTTGTTTCTTAACAGCTTTCTTTAGTTCAGCTTTCTTTTCAGCTTCACGGGCTATAAGAATCTCTTCTTGAGTTCTTCGTTTAATAGGTTTCTTCTTTATAGGTTTAACCTTAGTAGGTGGAAGTGTTCCCTTTAACTTAGGTTGTTCCTTACCCAAGTGATAAACCGTTCCATCCTTA